ATGGCGAAAAAGCCCGCAAAAAAATCAACCAATATTGAAATAGATAAGCGCGTTCATCGTGTTTATGATCTCTTATTACGCGGACATAATAAAACCCAGATCGTCCGATACTGCGCGGAAAATTTCAAGGTCTCACTTCGACAGACAGAAGAATATTTGCAACGCGCTCGCGTTCTTCAGTCCATTGATTGTGAAATGGAGCGCCCGCAATTTCTACTTGCCGCAATAGCACGTCTTCAGGATTACGAGCGCCGAGCTTCAGAAGACAATAATCTTCTCATTGCCATGAAATCTTTGGAGCTTCAAGCCAAGCTCCTACGCTTTGAAATGTCTGTATGAGTTCCCTTATTGAATCAGTCTGTAAGAAAGAAAGTGTTTTTGATTTTATTACTCCGCCAGATCCAACACGTTCAGCCGATATTTTAAAACGAATAGAAGCGGATCTTCATACAGGGCAAGCTCGTTTCTTTGAAGATACAACAACGGAAATCCTCGGGCTTTGTGCTGGTTATGGATCGGGAAAAAGTTTCGCCTTGTTTGCAAAATGCGTTCAGCTCGCGATCTTAAATATGGGATATACGGGTTGCGTCTTCGAACCGACCAACGTTCTTGTGCGCGATATTTTCATCCGGGGCTTTAATGAATTTTTAGAGCAATATGGAATTTCTTACAGCTTCAGGGCGTCACCGTTGCCTGAATATACTTTGCATCTAGAAAAGCCGACGACGCTTCTCTGTCGGTCTTTTGAAAATTACAACAGGATCGTCGGGTTGAATCTTTCGCATGTAGTTTGCGACGAGTTGGACGTTGTATCTCAACCAACTTGCGAGGCTGCTTTCCCTCGAATACTTGCACGTTTAAGGGATGGAAATGTGAGGCAATTTGCAGCCGCTTCAACTCCTGAAGGTTTCAAGTTTTTCTATAACACTTTTGGAACAGAAGAAGCACAAGCGCGAACAGATCGGAAGCTTGTCAAGATGACCACTTATGAGAACAAGCATCTTCCAAAAGATTTCATCGACCGTTTAGAGGCCAATTATGAGCCGGCTCTTTTAAAGAGTTACCTCTTGGGTGAATTTGTGAACATCACTCAAGGGTGTGTATATACAAGATTTGACAGAGAAAAACATTTAACAACCGAGATACCCGACTTAACAAATGAAATAATTCACGTCGGGATCGACTTTAATATCGGCAAAATGTCCGGAATCTTGGGCGTTATCAAAAACGAAGAACTTTATATTTTCGATGAAATTAGAGCGTATGACACCGACGAATTGGGAAAAACTATCCGGGCGAAATTTCCCCGAGCCTCGATTTATGGATACCCTGACGCAAGCGGCGGAGCAAGATCTACTAATTCCAGCAAGACCGACATCCAAATTCTCAGCAACTACAAAATATATAACCAGTCCGGGGCGTCGAATCCGGCTATTGCTGACCGCGTTAATGCTGTTCAAGCATTGTTGGAAAATGGTAAAGGCCAAATTCGTTTCCATATTCACCCGCGATGCAAAGAAATGATTAGCTCCTTAGAGCTGCAAAGTTACGATGATAAAGGCCAACCTTCGAAGGATTCCGGGCATGATCATTACGCCGATGCTTTGGGATATATCATTTGGCGGCGCTTTAATCCTTTACATCTAAACGCAGGAAAATCAACAGGTATTAGGATTTATTGATGAGTACAATTAAGATGATGTTCATAACGTCCAGAGGATTAACCAGTGTATAGCGGTTACAACATTTACGAGCATAGAAGGCAGCCCAATGACGGAGGAATTGAGCAACCTTGTCAGGCTTATTTAGATCAGGAAGTTTATTGGGAAGTCATTGAAGATTTGCTGACAGGTTCGCAGGGCATCAGGGCGAAGCATCGGAAATATTTGCCACAAATGGAGCGCGAGGATGAAAGAAGTTATGACCGCAGATTAAGCCGTTCTGTTTGTCCGCCTTATTACGAACGAATCGAAAAGCTATTAGCGGGGATGTTAATAAGAAAGCCGATTCGAACAAATGACGTACCGCCGCGAATAATTGAAGATTTGTTTGACGTCGATATGCAAAATAACGAATTGTCAGTGTGGGCGTTTGAGTGCAGTCGTACGATTCTCCGCTATGGACACGCTGGCGTTTTGGTTGAGGCCGACAAGAACGGCGGGCGTCCTTATTGGGTTACATATAGCCCTCGGGAAATTCTTGGATGGCGTTCAGAAATTATTGACGGCGCTCGCAAATTTACACAATTAAGACTCTTGGAAAAGGTCGTCGAACCTGATGGAGAATATTCAGAAACTACCGTCGAGCAAGTTCGTTTATTAACTCCGGGCGCTTTTGAAATACACAGAAGGAACAAACAGGGTGAGTTCACTTTGCACGACGAAGGAACAACAAGCCTTTCTGAAATTCCTTTTGCTGTTGCTTATTCCAATAGGGTTAATTTCATGGAGTCGCGTCCGCCCCTCGGTGACGTGGCCCAGTTAAATGTTCTCTCGTATCAAAACGGCTCTGATGTTTCGAATCAGCTCCATATTTCAGCGGTTCCAATGTTGGCGTTTTTTGGATTCCCTCAAAGTGCGGAGGAAGTAAGCGCGGGACCAAGTGAAGCGTTAAGCCTTCCAACTGATTCAGATGCGCGTTTTATTGAACCAGAAGGAAAGTCTTTTGATGCACAATTCACACAATTAGATCGAATCGAAAAGCAAATAAACGAGCTTGGGATGGCCGCAATTCTGGGAACCAAACTTAAGAACGTTGGAGAAAGTTCAAAAGCCAAGGAAATCGACAGGAGTCAAGGCGACTCAACTATGAAAGTCGTGGCGCAACAGCTACAGGATTTGATTGATAACTGTCTGATGTATCACGCGAAATATTTAAACCTTTCGCAGTCTGGTAATTGTTTTGTCAATCGGGACTTCCTCGGTTCACGTTTAGATCCTCAAGAAATTAATAGTCTTAAGGAGCTATGGACAAGCGGAGCAATTACACAGGAAACCTTATTGAAGCAATTGGAAGCGGGCGAAGTGTTGGGTGATGATTTCGAAATTGAAGAAGAATTGTTAGCCGTCCAGCAAGAAGGATTAACAGCAATGGAAGCAGAAGCGCCAATTCCTGAAGCTAACGAAGATGAAGACGAGGAATCTGCGGAGCCTGAAGATGTAGAACAAGAAGACTAAGTAAATGGCTCCTAAAATAAAATCTATTTTCGGAACTGTTGACCGTGGGAAAGTCGGGGCCGAGGTTCCTTATTCTGATCTAATTCCAGAAACTTACTTTCGTAATTCTCTGGACTTAAATCGGTTTGAAAATAAAGTTTCAAAAGAATTAATTCAGTCTTATAACCGGATAATTATTGATTCGGTTCGAAAGCTTGAAGCAATAGAAAGACTGCCAAAAGCAAACCAACCCAAATATACGGCGGCTCGTTTACGTTCGTTATTAGCCCAGACGAAGAAAAGTCTTGAAGGTTGGTCGAATAGTAGTTCAAGGGAATTAATAAAAGATCTTGATGGAATTGCAAAACTTCAATCGGAATTTGTAGAAGAACAATTAAAAAAAGTTTTACCTGCGGGAATGCGTTCCTCGGTTCGTTCTGTTGAAGTGTCTCCGAAGTTTGCCGAGGCCGTTGTCAGAAATAAAGCAACTGATATAAATGCAAACGTTCTTAGTGATGATTTACAGGCGGCCGTTAAGGGCGTTGATGGGTTAAGGCAAGCGCAAGGAAGTTTTAATTTAACTGCAAAGATGGGTTCAAAAATAACCCTACCGAATGGCGATATTGTCAGCAAAGCCTTCAGAGGATTAGCAGAAAAGAACGCTGATTTATTCGGGCGTACGATTCGCGACGGTTTACTTTCAGGCGAAACAACTCAACAGGTCGGGCGGCGTCTTCTTGGCCAATTGTATTTTGGAGAAAAAGCAAGGACAGCGAAACAGCTCGCGTTGGCAGGTGGAGAAGCGACCCGGATGGCTAACCACCAAATCTCGACGCTTGTTAGAACTTCAATTCAACAGGTCAGCGATACAGCAGCTCAGTCGGTCTATAAACAAAACAGCGATATTACACAAAGTTATAAATGGTCGGCGACGTTAGACAGTAGAACCGCGCCGCAATGTATGGCGCTCGATCAGAAGGTTTTCAAATATGGTCAGGGACCAACACCGCCTCAACATTTCAATTGCAGATGCCGGACTGTTGCAACTATTGATTATGAAGGCTTAGACATACCGCCGCCAAACTTTACGAGAAGCACAAGGGCCGCTGTTGGTGGGCCTGTTCCAACTGGAACTTCTTACGGGTCTTGGTTACAAAAACAACCGCCTCAGATGCGGGCGAAAATATTAGGAGGGAAACAGGTCACGCTTGCAAGTGGCAAAAAAGTATGGCGGGGTAAGTTTCAATACTTCGATAAGTTGTCAAAGAAGGTTGGTCAAGATCAGGCCATTGCAAAATTTGTAAGCTCGGACGGAAGTGAAAAGAGCCTGAAGCAATTACAAAAGGCTTATGGCAAACCGTCAAATATAAAACCAAAAACATCTGTTAAAACACTATCTAACACTAAATCAACAACAGGGACATGGGCGCCTACTTCTGATTTTAGAGAAGGAATAAAGAGAGGAGAATCTATGACAAAAGGGAGATTCGAAAAGACAAAAGGATTGTCGGCAAAATATAAAAAAGCTTTTACAGAGTATCAAGACGCACAAGAGGATTACTTTACATACCGTTTTGATAATGTCTATACAGGTGGATTGAGCTATGACGAAGCTGCGGAAATCTATAAGAAAGGGAATATTTCCAAGAAGGCAAAATGGTTAAGCAAAAAAGAAGCAATGCAGAAAATAGAAAAACAAGGAGCCAAAGAAATGGGTATTCTAAGGAAAGAATTATTAAAGACAAATGTTTCTGATAATGCAATAAAAGAAAGTCTTGACAAAATACCCTTCGTAAATAAAACCAAAGAATTACAACTAGGAGTCAGGAAAGATATAGAAGAATTTGCGAAGATGTTTAACGGTGGAGGCGTAACTATAAAACCCGAAAGATTGTCGAGTGGTGGCCAGATAACAAAAGTAAAATTAGGAACAAGTAGGGCTTACAACTCATTAGGGGAAATATTGGTTCCCTTTGGCGATCCCACTAATATCGCTAAAACATTAAAAGCAAAGCAAACTATTTTCCATGAAGTCGGCCATTCTTTAGAGAAGATTACAAACAAGAATTTAGACATGTCTGTCGGATGGAGATCGTCAAGGGTTACAAGTAATATCGCCACCAAAGCAAAGACAAAAGTAAAAAGAGCATGGACGTTGAAAGAAAAAGTTTTACCAGATGAATTTATTGATCCTTATGTGGGTAGACCTTACTATCAGTTTGGTGTTGACAGGGCTACTGAGGTTGTAAGTATGGGAGTAGAGCATTTTGCCACTCCTGAGCTAATGTTTAGGTTGTATACTATTGATCCAGATCATTTCCACATGGTTCTATCCTTAACAAGGAACGTTTATTAATGCCCCTAAGAATTGAATTAAAACTTGGGAATGAAATTGCCTTTGCTGAAATGGCGAAATCGCCGGACCTTGTGAGCTGGTCAGGTAATGGAGATTTGGTCGAAGATGCCTTGTTTTCGTTGAATTTTAGTTACGGGGCTGCGGGTCATAATTTTGTCACGGGGATAGAAACGACAGGGCTTGATCTTGCGACCGCTTTAGTTCATAGGTATGGACAATCGAACGTAAATGTTTTGCAAGGAGTTGAGATATTAAAAAAGGAAGAAAGAGAAATCGCTAA